TTTCAAACCATAAGAGATCAGCGTAAGGGGCATAAGCAAGACCTCTGCTAATACAAGCATCAATACCGTTTTTAAATTTGTAGAAACCTTCTTCAGTACGCTCATTGATAATAAAATCCTTGTCTAGTGGGTCGTGGTCGCTGGTAATCAGTGTTGCACTTTCTGCATCGGTTCGGGCCATGATAACTGTGTCAACTCCTGCAACGTCCGCGGCCAGTCGTGCGGCATTCAGTGTGCGAATCATTTGACTTGTGGGTACAAGAACTTTGCCGCCCAAGTGGCCGCATTTCTTTTCCGACGCCAATTGATCTTCAAAGTGTACACCAGCAGCGCCAGCTTCGATCATTGCTGCCATCAGTTCGTAAGCGTTTAGCGCACCACCAAAGCCTGCTTCGGCATCTGCAACAATAGGCAGGAAGTAATCTGTTGTGACATTGCCTTCCAGTGTTTCAATTTGATCAGCACGACGGAAAGCATTGTTAATACCTTTGACCACACGAGGTACTGAGTCAACTGGATACAATGACTGGTCGGGATAGGTTTGGTTTGAGGTATTGTTTGCACCTGCCACTTGCCAACCGCTCAAGTAAATTGCTTTGAGTCCAGCTTTGGCATGTTGTACTGCCATTTGACCATTGTATGCACCCAAGGTGTTGATGTATGGTTCATTGGCCAATAGCTCGCGAAGTTTGTATGCTCCACGTTTGGCCAGTGTGTGTTCAATTTGTACGCTACCTTGTAACTTACGAACTTGTTCCTGTGTGTAATTACGCTTTTTCATTTAGTTTCCTTAAAAATTTTGTTTATAACTTTGATTCCTGCGTATACTCCTAATACAAGTACGAGTATCATTCCTACAGTTTCCCAGTTATCGTTTTTGTCAACAACAACTTTGATGCCCGATACCTCTACGCTGGCTTTCTTTTCTGGCAGATCTTGTGCGTTAGCTATCATAGCTTACAAGATTCACAATCTTCTTCCATGTCGTAGTCAATCACTTCTAACGGTGCAACTACATCTTCGTCTTTTTGTTTGCTACCTTGCTTGTTGATCAAACTGTAGTAGAATGTTTTCAATCCCCAGTGATGAGCCAGCATTAAGTTTCGAGCAATCAATGTTGTGGGAACCTTGCGGTCGGGAAAGTGGGCCGGATTGTAGAAGGTGTTTGTGCTGATTGATTGGTCAACATACGCTGCCAATACAGCCGCTGTCTTCAAATAACCGTCGCAATCTTTTTGTGCCCACATCAGTTGATAACGGTTCTTCAGCTTTTGATATTCTGGAACCACTTGTGTGAGTGAACCAGCTTTGCTTTCTTTTACAGTGATCAAGCTCATGGGCATTTCAATGCCGTTGGTTGAGTTGATCACAACACTGCTTGACTCTACAGGAGCAATGGCCATCAGTGTGGCATTACGCACACCCCATGCTCGCATCAGTCCGCGCAAGCCTTCCCAGTTTAACTCAGGTGAAAAGTCCGTGAGTTCGTTGACCCCGGCGGCTCGTCGCTCCCAAGGAAACACACCCTTACCGTACCAGGTGCGGTCCGAATCTTTGCAGCGGCCACGCTCTTTCGCAAGTTCAACTGTTGCTTCGGTAAGGTAGAAAGCCTGGTGCTCCATCCACGATTTAACCTCGGCCAAAGCATCCCGGTCGCCATATTGGAAACCCCGTTTGGCATGCCAGTAAGCAAGGTTAGTAATACCGATACCCAGCGGCTGAATCTCATCGTTCGATAGTTGACTTTGGATAGAAAGGAAGTCTTGGTAGTCAAGGATATTACACAAGGATCTCTGCAGAATTCTGCAAGCACGGCGCATGTCTTCAGGATTCCGGAAGGCGCCCCAGTTAATACTTCCAAGCGTACAGAGCGCGATGCGCCCATCAGCGTCATCCAGACGCTTAAACGGCTTTGTAGGGAGGAGAATTTCACAGCAAAGGTTACTCTGGTAAATGGTGTGATACTCAGGGTCAAATGGACCTTGATTCATCACATTGTCAATGAACACTAGATAAATGCGACCAGTGTCTGTTCGTTCCTTAAGTATGCCTGAGGCAAAGACTTCTTCAGCAGACATAGTCTTTTTCCGGAGGTCAGATCTAGCTTCATATTTGACATATAGATCTTCAAATAACTTAGTGTTCCGATAAAATGCCTCGTATAGATCCGGCACCTCGTTGGGATCAAAGAAAGTGATATTTTCTTTGTTCTTGAATCGACGCCAAAAGAAAGCCGACAGTACCACCCCATAGTCCATATGCCGTACCCGTGTCTCCTCGGTACCTTGGTTGTTCTTGAGCACAATGAGATCATCGAACTGATGATGCCAGATGGGATAAAACACAGTCGCACTTGCATTACGGATACCACCTTGTGAACATGAACGTAAATCACCGAACCATTTTTTCAAGAAAGGAATCATGCCGGTGTGCATGATCTCTCCACCACGTATGGGCGATCCTAGCGGACGCAAGCGTCCAATTTCCAAGCCAATGCCAGCTCGCTTGCTGGCATACTTGGCCATCATCTCGCCAGAGGCAAAGATTGAGTCCAGATCGTCGTCTGACCTGATAAGAACGCAACTGCTAAACTGCTTAGTAGGAGTACCAAGACCAGCGAGGACTGGAGTAGCCAGTGTGAAAAGGCCGTCCGAAGCCGCGCCATAATATTCTTTGATATAGCGTAAACGAGCTGAGTTAGGCTCTTCTTTGTGGAATACAGTCGCAGCAGCAACCATGTATCTAACTTGAGGTGTTTCATAAATTTCTTTCGTTGCTCTATTTCTGACCAAATATTTTTCGATCATCTGCTCCACTGCGGCATAACTGTACTGCTCATCTTTTGAATGATCAATGATTTCATTCATTCGATTCCAATCATCTTCTGAGTACCATTCCAGCAATTCAGGAGTGTACAAACCTACTGCAACATTTCGCTTGACAATATCCAACAAGTGTGGAGGATCATATGTTCCGTATACATCTTTACGCAACATGCTCAGTCGCTGTTTTCCTGCCACGTACTGATAGTTGGTGTGTCCAACATCAGGGTTGGATTCAATATCAATCAAATCCACAATAGCACGTAATGTAATACCATCAATTTCTTGTGTTGTTATACCATCATAAAAATGTAACTGTGTTCTGATCTCTATCATGCTCTGGCTAACATCTGCTATACCCGAACATATTTTGGCAATTTGAGCTTGCCATTTTTCCAATGCCAACGGCTCGCGGCTACCGCTGCGCTTAACAACTGTTATATTTTTCATTTTACCTACTTAATTTGTTTTTTTATTTGCTCTTGACTGACGCTGTGACGAATTTTTAATCGGTCTAGGTTGATATTTACGATGTCATCTGGGTCCCAATTCAATATATATTTCCCCCCAGCAATCTGGACTAAATTGTCACTTCCAACCTCGATTAAAACAGCATTTTGCATGTCACTGCGATCAAGTATAGCTATAGTATACAGGATTCCCAGTCCTCGTGCAAGCGGACAGAATAAATTATCGTCTAGCAATTGCCATGGATCGGGCCAAGTTAACTGATCATCCCAGTGCAAATGATAAGGAATCCACGGGGCGTCAAACCACCATCGATTGATATTTGCCAGTGCTTGATCCACAGGCAATTGAGCGCAAGTTGTTCTGAGTTCGGTCCACGAACTCAGTCGATCAGAAAATTGTCGATGCCACATCGAATGTCAAGCTAGTTTTGTTACAGAGTATGAAAGTAAGGCGTCTGTTCCGCTGGGAACAACTGTATATAGCAGAGATACCACACCACCGGATTCAGAAACAGAAAAGAATACATTTGTGACACTGTTCTGAAGTTGGGCAGTGTATGTTGAGTTTAGTCCAGTGCCCTCTCCGTCGGTGCCTGCTACCACTGTGTATTTTCCTGTTTCCACAGCAGTGTCTCGGACGATGGTATAGTCAACAGCAAATGCTCGAGTGACAGCGGAATCAACTGTAAACAATGCCGCAGCGTCGGATCCATCTGCTAGAGTTGCTTCAAGTCCAGACTGGCGGTGATATGTTCCTAGATCCAGAGCATAAGCGCCGTCCATGGCAATGTTCGCACGGCGATGCAGATTGATTCTAGCCAATCCAGAAGTTTCTGCAACATCAGCAGTTCTTTGGAACATGTCTCCAATGCTGACGTTGTTGTCAGCATCAAAGTCAATGATTGAACTTTGTGGATAATCAACGCCGTTGAATTCGTTGCCTACATCATAAAATGTGTTGTATGCTGACACGTTCATTTCAACATTTTCAAGTGAGATGCCTTGCAAATAAATGTTGTCAAATGTATTTTGAACCATACGCACACCGCTGGCGCCACCATCAGTTGGTGCATCTCCGCCAAGATATATGCCTTGATACAGTGTGTCAAATTTTGATTGGCCGATCACTATGCCTTTGATTTGCTGATCTGTTTTTGTTCCGGTCCAGAAACCACCGAACTTGCAATTTGTGATGTTTACATTGCTGCAAACCAATGCAGGCGTACTGGCCCAGGCAATAGCTGTGGTGGTTGGATACATGATTTCAGCAGTACCTGTTCCTGTTCCAGGTCCTGTGGCTGTGAATCTTGTACCTATTACGTTTTGTGAAGCACCAATCTCTGTAAAATCTGTGTCGCCTAGTGTGACAATTGTGTATTCGTAGCCGGCATTGATGTCCGCTGCAACTACAATACTGTCTATAACAATGTCAGTGATATTTTGCTCAGTGAGAGGTCCTAAAATGCTTACACTGTCTAATACCACATGACTTGCATCTTCCAACAATGCACCTTGCATTCCAGGATTGTCTGTGGTAAATTGTATTCCTGTAATAGTGATACCAGTTGGAGCAACTGCTGATCCTAGGCCAATGCTGGTACCTGTATTGAATTGACTGTCTACTGTTTGCCAAACCTGTTCAGGTGCTGGTACTTCAGTCCAATAGGTTGTATCACCAATACTGGTATTTGGGGGCACAGCTTGCGAAGAAAGATAGTAAACGCCTTCGCGAACCACAATAGTATCAGCCTGCCAGGCAACTGTTCCTAACCAAGTCTGTGTAACTAATGAAATAGTTGTGCCTTCATTTCCTTCGCCGATCAGTGTGGCATAGGTAGGAATGTACAAGGTTCCTGTAATGAGGTATGCACCGGCTGGAAAAAACAATCCCCGTCGAATTGCTGGATTATTATTGACACAATACAATTGGTACATTGCACGGTTGATCGCTGCGGTACAATCAGTAACACCATCGCCAACGATTCCAAAATCTGTAGCGATTACGATGCTATCTAATCTATCTTGTATGCTTTGCGAAACCGGGGTAGCTACAGTAGGACCTGTTTGTACTGTGTATCCAGTGGCGCTGACACCGTTGTAAGTGTATTGGTTAGCAAAGGAAAGCAAATCAGAAAATTCAGTAAGAATTTCTGTGTTGCCCACTACAGGGGCGCCTTCGGCAACAGTTCCGTTGCCAATGAATAATCTACGACTGTCCGTTGCCCAACCCAGCTCTGCACCAGCCAATGGTTGTGGGAGGTCTTCGGCTAATCCTTTGCGATTGGTTATTCTTGAAATTTGTAAAATTGCCACTGTGATATCCTCGAGGTATCACATATTTAGCAGATAATACTGTTCAACCTTTTTCCACCACAGTCCGCGATACTTCTCAAATTCTGTGCCTTCTAGCACAAATTCCTGGTATTGCGGCTGACCAATGATATTGTGATTGGCGTCTAAATCGGGCTTGACGCACATCAAAACTACGCCTTTTTTGATTCGTGTGCCATGCAATTCATTGTGTGCTTCTGCATAGGCAGCAAGTTGCATGAAGTAATCTTCAATCCACTCACGCTTTTTAGGCTTATTTGTTTGCTTGTAATCTAAAATGGATTCTTCGTTCAAGTGTATGCCCGCACCGTCTGTAGTACCTGCATATACTCGGGGGAAATACAGTGGGACTTCAATACCCCAAAACTCGCTTACATTGACCAAGCCTTTTTTAACAACTTCTTCAGCCATAATATGACTGGGCCATGAGAAAGGATTGCTTCCACGTGGAGGGATGGCGCCTTCTTTGATGTACTTTTCCAAGTACGTGTGCATCCTTGTGCCTCGATTGGCTGCTTCTGTGGTAATTTGCTGTGCTCGCTCGGTGCCTACTCTTGCTCGCCATTGGTTCAGTGCTGCTTTGCTTTCTTCACTTTTGGTTTTGTCTAGAATTGTGGTTACACTAGGTAATTTGTTTCCATCAGGAGTGGCGTAAAAACGTTTGCCCTCGATGGTTACTCTGGGCACAGGTTGGTAATTGAATTTTGGATTATACATTAAATTTTTTCTACAGTTACGCCGGACTTGACCAAGAAATCAATGCCTGCCGAATCTCTGTAATTGTCGCTGTACCACACTCGGCGAATACCAGTCTGGTGTATGAGTTTGGCACAATGAATGCAAGGTGCTGTGGTCACAAACAAATCTGCACCCAACCCCGACTCGTTGCTTTTTGCCAACTTTGAAACTGCATTGGACTCTGCGTGGAGTACTTCGTCTTTGGTCACTAGACGGTATCTACGCATGGCTTGATATTCCTCTACGTATTCTTCAAAGGGAAATTTATCTTGGATTTCTGCGTCGTTCATGAACCCTGCCTTAGCAGCATTTAGATATTCTTTATATTCACACTCATTGTCCCAGCCCACAGGCATGCCGTTGTAACCGATTGAAATAATTCTATCGTCTTTTACAACAATGGCTCCTACCTTGCGTCTAATTGCTGGACTGAGTTCAGCAAATCTACGTGCTGTGTCCATGTATGCGTGTTTGAATTTTTCTTTCAATTTATTCTACTTTGTCTTGTGGGTTGAATACAGCCACAGGCGAAAATGTAGCCAATAGCTTTTTTTGTAAATCGGTAATTTGTTTGATTAGATTTTGTTGTTCTTCCAAATAAGTTTTAACATAATCTATCATTGTTGGATCCGGCAATTCAACTTTTGCAGTTATTTCCGGTCCCGAGCGTTCTACAGTTCGCAAGCCATGCTTGCGAGCAAGGTGCTGTATTTTTTGATTTTCGCTGATGCAGTGCATGAACACAGAATGAATACCGTGTGTTTTACTCCAGCCGATCATGTGACTCATTAGTGCGTTGCCGATGCCTTGGCCTTGCAAATCTTCGTTGACGCTGACAGCCAATTCCCAGTCTGCGCCTTCCCGTGCCAGGTGCCCAAAACCCACAACAGTGTCATTGTATTGTGCTACAAATATGTAATGATCTTCGGGATGATACAGCACATTCAATATCAACTGATCAATGGTTTCGTTGCTGACAGAGAAACCAAAACGTGTGTATTTGTCATGTGGCGGCAGCGATTTTAGATGCTGTGAGTAGTTGGCCAATTCGGCCGCAGTTGCTTGATTTATTTTCATGCTATATTATAATCGATGTCTAGCCCAGGATGATAGTGTAGCTGTATTTTCCAGTATTTCATTGCATACAAGTTCGTGAGCGAGTGATAGTTCCGTCTGAGTTTAGTGTTTCAATCCAAGGTCCACAATTTGACTGTGGCTGATACACTATCGGGGGATTCTGAACAATCACTGGTTGCTGTTGTACCACCACAGGTTGTTGCTGTCGAGCAATTTCATAACCCACCACGCCGCCAATGATTGTCGGAACTACCCAGCCATAGCCATGGCTGTAATGAGGATGTGGACGATAAACCGGACCGTGTGCCAAAGCCGACGTGCCGGCAATCAGCATTAAAATTGCAAGAGCTTTTTTCATTGGAATCTCCTTGTAGCATTGTATACTAATACAACGCCTGTTGTCAACAAAACGTTTACTTCAAACCGCGTTTCATTGCGCTTTTGGCCATTTTGTTGACAACTTGTTGAGCTTGTGGCACACTCATTTTGGCAGGGCCTATGTCGGCGCCTTTGAATGAGATCATATTGGAATTTGGATCCAAGGGTTCTAGCACGCCATTTAATGGAGGTTGGCTAATTATGTCGCCGAGGTTTTGATGTGTGATATTGACACCCAAGCTTTGTGCCAATTTAATAAATGCATCTTGGCTAATTTGTTTTTGAGCATCAGTGTCTGTTGCGCGGCCACTGAGAAATTGGACCAGACCCACTAATTGATTTGGGTCTGCTCCAGGTTGGTCAGCAGCAACTTCGTTGATTCTCATTATCTACGTGCGCGGCCTAAGCTAGCAGCAGGTGCTGGTTCAGCTTCGTTGCCGGCAGCAGCGGCAGCAGCCAGGTCATTGTCTAAGTCAGCACCTAGTTCGGCACCTGCTTCGGCGCCAGGAGCGCCGCCTGCAGCAGCACCCAAGTCAGCACCTAGTTCGGCGCCAAGGTCGCCTGCACCGGGTACGCCAGGAACAGCAGGAGCTTGACCAGTTACCACACCCAGTGCAGAGTCAAGCTGTTGCTTGGTAGCTTGTAGATTCTGCATCAAGCCAGTTAGTGCAGCCGACACATCAGTATTGAACTGTTGAGCTTGATCAATACCCACTTGGTTCTTGATTGAGTCAACTAGAGCTGGCAATTCTTTGAATTGCAATTCGCTTACGTCTTCCAACATGCCTTGCATTTTGTCTACCATGTCTTGAGCGGCCAACACCACTTGGGCTTGTTGCACTTCAGATTCTTTGAGCATGCGATAAGCATTACGCAAACGGCTTTCTTGTTTCATTAGTGCAGCGCCAGCTACCATTTTTTGTTCTTGAGGATTCAAGCTTTGGCCTTTGGCAGCTTTCTGTAATGCAGCACGTAGTGCAGGATCCTTGGTAGCAGCCACTGTGGCGGCAGCTTGCTTGGCAGCATCCTGTGGAGTCTGTGTAGCTGTGGTTGTGCCAGTGGTGCCAGGTGCGGCAGCAGGAGTGGTACCAGGGATAGGAGGAACTCCAGCTTCGCGCAGGCGGCTGGTCAGTGCCTGTTCCAACATAACTAGCTTGAGATATGTGGGATTGTTTTGACTTTGATAAAAGCCAGGTGTGCGTCTGGTTTCACCTAGAATTTTTTGTACGCGACCCAACAGTGTTTTTGTTTGTCCAGCGTTTAACTGGTCAAAGTGCAGGTTTGACCCAAAGTAACTTTCGAATACTTGGGCTATTTGCTTGCTTGGCTTATTGGCCGCTAGTTCTTGCAATTTCATTATTGAATCCTCTAATTTGAATATATTTAGCCGAATTTATACATTTCTCTAATTCAGCAGTCACCGAAAGATGCTGCTCAATTTTGGGCTGCACTTTGGTATTTACTATTTCGTAAAAATCTTCTGTACGTCCGCGATTGGCCTGGCCTCGACGACAGTGTATGTCTGCAGACAGCATTTGTTGTTTGCGGTCTAGTACTAAAATTTGATTGGCTAGATTGATGTTGTTGGATCTGTCGGCCACACACCAACTGATTGCAGATCGTTTGCTGCCAAAACAGTGTATGTGTCGATCCCAAGTTTTTACAGCAAATCCATGGGTTTCGGGTGTGAGATGGTATTTTCCAAAAACTACATAACCACCGTCGTTGTCGTCAATAATCATAGTGTGAATATGACGAATGAGTTCGCGCTCGGCCCACTGTTCTAGTTTTTGTTCTTTGATCATTTATTGAGATAATTGGTCAATAACCAACCGCAAGCGCCAGACAATGTGACAATGATTCCCACGCCCCAGGCGATCAATCTATCATTGCTTTTTTCACTGGATTTGCTCACAGTTTCTGCTAAATCTTCAATTAACGAATTAGCGTGCCTAACTCCTTGCTCAACTGTTCCTAGTTTGGTTTCAAGAAGTTTGTATCTTTCGGCACACAGTTCAACGTGTGCTTCTAGACTCTTTTTTTCGATTTCTGTGGTGTCGCTCATGGTTCAATATTTATGGCATCGAACCAAATGTTCTTTCCGGGGATCAGCGTGGATTCACTCACAGTTTCATTTAGTCCAACGACCATGGGTATGCCCTCGCATTCGGCCAGCAGCCCGTCAAGGTCTTCTGGGTCCCCGTTGCTGCTGTAAACACCCACTGTTTCTACTTCGAATGAAAATTCCCAGGTGTCATCAACCTTGCGTGTTTTGCTAGTAGACATAATCTGTGCTCGGAGACTGGCAATTTGCATGATTGTTTCCCAATTGCGCTGTTGATTTCTTGCACGATTCCAATCTTCCTGGTTGTTGATTGTTTGTTCCGCTTGGTCAACAAAAGGCACCTGTGCTGGGCGAAAATGCCCGGTTACACCAGTGCGTGTGCAATCAAACAGGGTTTTGCATAGTATTTTCATCGTGCGGGTATTTAAGGCCAAAGAAAAACCCCGGAGTTTTTATGTCCGGGGTTGATGCTTGACCTAGGTTTGAATTAGGAAGCAGCTAGTTTGAAACCAATGCTTGTGGCGCTATCCAACTGATAACCTGTGTAGGTAATGTTGGCGGCAGCCAAGAAGCTGGCAGCTGATGTGTTGGTTGAAGCGTTAGCAAAAGCGCCGGTTGGGTAAACACCGAAGCTCAACACTGTGCCGTCAACTTGGTACATAGCGACTGTAGCGGTTTGTTGGATAGCTTGAATAACGTTAGCAACGTATTCTTGCACGCCTTGCTGGCTAACCACTGTGGTGTTAGCAACAACGCGGAAGAAGTCCAACTTAGGACCAGCTAGGTTAACTGGTGTAGCAGCGGTAGAAGCAGAAGCAGCAACAGGACCGTTTTGAACGTCGATTGCAAATACTGGTTGTGCATCACCATTTACTGGGGTATAATAAGCCATGATAATTTCCTTTTAAGTTAATTGGGTCTTTGACCCTACACTTATTTATGAAACTGGCAAAAATTACGCCTGTTGAGGGTTATTTTGGGCGCGGTTTCTGGCAGTGAAATCAAAGCGATTGACCGCCTTAGCATAGCCTGCGGGTGTGGCCATAACCCAACCTTCATGCCCAGGATCGCGTAGATCCAGCTGTCGCAGTATGTCTAGCTTTAAGTCGTGCAACAGTATAAAAATAGTAAATGCAGCAGCCAATGCTTCAGTGTTGCTACGTGGACTTTGCAAGTACTCAATGATGTTACCAAACTTTTTAGGAGTGACTTTGGTTTTTAACCAATCTCCAAACCCTGCCAACAAGTTATCAAAATTACCTGTGCGGATTCTATAGTTGATGTAATCCACACACAGCTTGGCCAAGTCTGTGATTTGCTGTGCTCGTAATTCTGCAGGATTAAACAGTGTGTCAATTGCAGCGCCTTTGCTGCGAATCAATGCTTTGACTTGTTTGACCAAGTTAGACTCTGGCATCATTTCTTTGCCAGCAATGGGCTCGATCAACAACAGACCAGGTACTTCGTTGAATTTTACTCTGCTGAGCGGCTGTCTAGCTTCGCCTTGGTCAGCATACATGGAATGCATGGCAATACCAATGGTAGAATTACCAATACGCTGTCCCAGGCTTGATTTGGCTGGAATACGATATTCCACTGTGTTGGGTTTGAACACATAGTTGCCGGCTTCCAGTGGAGGTGTTTCCATGTACAACAAATCACCCTTGACATAACCACGGAAGTTTGTGGGTGTGGCAGCTTCCAGTATAGGCCACAAGTCAGCATACAGCTTGATAATGCCCGACCGTTCTCCGGAGCGTGTGTTTTGAATTTGTGCCATCATTTTGGGGCTGGTAGCAAGTCCATCATAGCCCCGAGCTTCAAATCCTGAACCGTCTGTGAGCACAAACTCGCCTGTGGCAGGCTTGCGTCCAAATACCACAGCAGGCTTGCCGTCCCACTTTACAGTGGTGCTGGCCGGTTGTTCGCTGGCAGCTTGCACAATGGCCAAGGCTTCTTGGGCACCACGTCGGCCTTTGCGGAACACCAGGTCTTCCAAGTGCTCAATGCCCTTGGCTCGGCCACCAACGTTGGTTTCTTCTGCTTCGTATATGCTATAAGGGTTGGCAGTTTCAGTTTCGATCAAGGGTTGCATGCCTTGATTGACAATGCGGTCACGCAGTTTGGCCAAGAAGTTTACTTCAGTGTTTTCGTTCACAGCAGTAGGTTCTTGCAGGCCTTCGCGAGCCAAATACTCACGAAAATCTGCCAGCTTGACATCGCGATCAGGATCACGAGCTAGTGCAGCATAAATGCTTTCCACAGTGGCAAGATCTTTGCGAGTGCGACCTTTGCCCAGTATCCAGTCAGCCAGTTGATCGGGATCTTGACTTACCAGTTCGTTAGTAGCTCTGCTGAACACACCGTTGCTGCCAACTTTGAGTCCCTGTTGTTTGGCTATGCTGCTCATGAGCACAGCGCGGTTCATACCTTTGTAAGCAGAGTCCGGGCCTTGGCTGTAATAAAACTGTCCCCAATCTAAGTTAGGAAAAAACATAAAATCAGTTTGCACATAACCCAATTCTGGACGGCCGGCAATAGGTGTACGCAAATGCACTTCGCCGCCCTTTTTGATCCATTCCTTGGGGTTGAGTTTGTGACTTGCTGCCCATGCACTCAGCTTGGCAAACAGTTGGTCTTTGTTGACTTCGTTGGCATCCACAGCAAGATCTAGGTCTCCCGAAGTAGGGTTCTTGCCTGTGCTGCCTAGCCAACGATCACGTGGAAATTCAATGCCAGTCAATTGCTCAATCCATTGCACAGTGGCAGGGATGTCACTTTGATTCACACGGCCGGTCAACGGCTGTCCGTCAGCGTCTTTGAATACGTTTCCACCTTCTAGTAATTTCATGCTGTTTGTCCTTGGGCAGCCTGAGCCTGTTGTATACGTTTTTCAAGATTGGCAACTTCTGCCGAAGTCGGTGCACCAGCTTTGGCTCCTTTGATCTCTGTACCTGCAATTGGTTTTGCTGTAGGCTGTGGTTTAGCTTTTTTTGTTTTGGCTTTTGTTGTTTTGGGTTTGCCACCGGTGATAATGTCAATTAATTTTTTGTGTGTAGCATCGGTAGGTGTCAAAGGTAACGAGCCTAACATATAACCTTGTGGGGTCACTGTGATTCTAGGTAATGCACCATTTGGGGCAACTTGACTCTTGATTAACTGTATCATTGTTTGCTGAGCAGGATTGGCTGAGTTCAATGCAGTGTTGCCAATCTTGTATCCTTGTGCTGTGGTAGTAACCACTGGCATTTGTGCAGCGGCCTGACCTGAATAGTTGTAATTCTTAGGATGGAATGTCATTAGTGACATGGCCTGGGAAGTTGCTCGCACAAGATTTTCCCAAGCTTGGGCAGTATCTTGCGGGTCGGATTTCAAAATAGTATCAATACCTGAGGTGATATTTTTAACCAGTCCGGCAGCACGTTGTTGGGTTTGGGGGTCTTGTGCAACCCAGTTATCTAAGTTGGTATAATCACGGCCTAGTTTTCTTTGCAACAGTGTATTTTGCACCACACTGATCAGTGATTGTTGTAGAGCAGCAGGATTGGATCGATCTTTGTTTGCAGCCCACTGTTTGAATAAGTTGTCTGCTTGTGCTTTGATTATGGGTTCAGCGGTGCGAGCAGCTTGGGCTTCTTTGTCACCAAATGCATTTTTTGAACCTAGTCCAACGTCTCCGGGCAAGCCTGCGCGGCTTAGTATTCTGCTGCCAATATCGCTAGCAACTGCACCAGCAATGGCAGGGGCACGGCTTGCTACACTTTTTACGCTGTTCACAGCGCCAGCAATAGCAGGTGTGCGACTTACTGCGCTTTTTACACTGTTAGCAACGCCTTTGAGTACGTTTTCATTAGCTTGGAAGATTTCATAGATCTGCATTTGTTCTCCTTACAGATCTGGCGAATTTTCCTGAATCTCTAGTGCGAATGGCATTGAGCAATTTGCGTGTGAGATTCTCTGCCTGGTCTGGTGGGAACTCAGCATCAATCTGCTCCAATAATCTCACAGCACTGGCAATAACACTGGCAGCTCTGTTTTCAATTATTAGACGGCGATCTCGCTCCACATACATGGAGTCCAATTCTTCTAAAATACTTCGAGTCTTTTTTTGCATCGTCCAAGGACCTTTGAATTATTTATTCAGAATCAGTTTGATTTTATTTTACCCAAAAGCTGTTTTAACTTGGTACTTTGCACATCTGCTTCAATTTTAGGAGCTTGTTCCCAAGCTGGAACGCCTGTGGCACGTTCCCATTTCTGCGGAGCTTCTGAAGTTTCTTCTGCGGATTTCACTTGGCTACGAGCTTTGATTGAGTCCATTAGCGAGCTTTGCGGCTTGTTATAGCCGGTTCCTTCGTCCCCGCCTTCGTCTGTAATACGCATGGTTTCAATGTTGTATTCCAAGTCAATTTTTTGTCCCACGCCAGTTGAACTACGACTTTTCATACATTGAATTTGGTACTTGCCGCGCTCTTTCATGGCCCTGCTGGTAAAAATACCAAATACGTTGTCTGCTGTGTTGATCTTTGAGATACCACCCGAAATATGTGAGTGATCAAATTCAATTTCTTCAACTGCTGAACGGTTTAACTGCGATGCAGTTACCATTAAGATGCCTAACTCTTTGGCCAAGTTACGCAATTCTTCTGAAACATACTTGTCTTTGACAAACAAGTCGTTGGGACTGACTTTGGCGCTGACCGGCATCAGCAAGTCCAAGTAGTCAACCATCATAAAATCCACTCGAATACCTGTTTGAATTTGTACTTCTTTGAGATAGGCTCTGATGTCGTTGATATTGCTTTGTGCCGGCAGTGCTTTGACTCTGTATTGCCCGGACTTTTTGGCAACCAGTTTGACTTTGAGTTCTGTGGTATCAATGTCCTTGCGAATGTCTTTGGTTGACATATTGGTCAGCATGGCATCTGTACGCAAGCTTGTAAGTTCTTCTGAAAGTTCTAGTGTGATATACACACCACTGAGTCCTTGTTGCAACCAGTTGAGTGCAATGTTCATCATGACCAAGCTTTTTCCAGATCC